TTTTGTGTGCATACTTTGAAGTCAGGTTTCTTGAGGTTATCATTGTCAACTAAACTATTATCGAAGAACTGACATCTATTGTTGGGTTGTGCAGCAAACTGTCCGTTGTCTAGTGCAATGATATTGAATGTCTTGTGTTCTGGATCATGCTCTGAGAAGTTTACATCTAATACAGAGAAGTCAGGGTGTGCAGTATCAATAGTAAACTCATACTCTCCTGCGTGCATCTTCTTATCCTTACCAAAGAACTGACATCTACCTAAAATAGGTTTCTCTACAACCGTAATATTATAATCAAAACAATCCCAAAGTTCTAATACATCTAGTGGCAACTGATCATCCCAATCAATATCTGGTTTCCATACAAATGCACTGAGTGGTAACTTATCGAAGAGTGCACCATAATCAGTTAGCAATGTCTCAAAAT